AAGACGCCTGTTGGGGCGGCATGTGTTGCTGGGTCGTACTTGATGATGTAGCCGTCATAGACGACGACCAAGTCGCCTTGGTAGATTGCGCCGGATTGGTTGTCTGCGATTTGGTAACCGTATTGCTTCTGTGCACCAGTAGCAGACAGGTTACCCATGGGACGCAGGCCAAAAGGCTTGTTTGTATTTGCCATTTGTAGCTCCTAAGAGTTTGGGATTATCAACCTTGCGGCTGACGGAAAGTTGTGCGCGAACTTCTTTCGGGTGATTGAATTCGCATTGAAGAGTGAGCGTTCTCACGCATCATCTCGTTGTCCACTGCCGTCAACTGATCATACGCCTTGCGTCGGAAGTACTCTGCGCGTTCTTTGAGGGTCTCTTTGGGGATTCGTGCAAGCATGAGTCCGCCAACTGAAACCACGCCAGCGTGTTTTCCGTCATCCAGTGTAGGGAGCATTGCCTGATATTCCTCAGGCAACTCTTCCAAGCGAACGAGTTCATAACCTTCGCGCAACTTGGAATACACGTTTTGTTTGTCTTGATGGCCGTTGACTTCTGCACGAATCCAACGGTGCTCGTAACCTTCAGGCGCAGGTGGTGCGTCAAGACGTGAGGGTGGTGCCCATGGCTTGCGACGTTCTTCCTTAACACGTGTTGCAGTGCTGCGGGTTGCACGATCGATAGTGATGTCTTTGCTCATGTTCTTACTCCTTTACGTACTTGGCATATTCCTCGAGAGGAACACCCAGTTTTTTTGCAATAGCAACCTGACTCGGCGATAACCGGACAGTTCGGCGCGCACTATTTATTCCCGAACTACGGGTAGCAGGTGCAACAGCAGGCGCGGAACGCTGTTGTCTGGTGGTTTGGTTGGACGATTGCTCGCCCGCAAAGTGCTTCGGAAATTCATCACGAAGTCTTCGGTCCAATTCAGTATAGTACTCTTCTGAGTCGGGTTCAACCCCCTCCTCTTCAACGAGTGTTTGGTGGATGCCCCAAGCACCGTACGTCAGCGTGCGGTTTTGGCCATACCAAGTGTTGCGAGCGGCCCAGTCTTCTGCCTTAGGGCTTGGACGAGCAGGCTGTTGCACCTGTTGAGCAGGCTGTTGCTGCGCAGGGCGTTCCTGCTGCTGGCGATGCTCTTGCTCTTGGTTTTGCAACCAGCCAGATACTTGGCGCTGCTCTTGGGACAAAGCATTCAAGCGTTCTTGCGCTTCGATCTCAGTGTTCACGTCGTTTTCTTCACGTGCCTTGATGATGATCTGGCGCAGCTGTGTCTGCTGGGTATCCAAGCGTGCCTTGGCTTCGGTCAGGCGACTGTAGTCAGTCTGGACGAGGCGTTGTTGCAGCGTTTGTGTCTGTGTTTGCAGGCCCTTGGCGTACTCGATAGCGGCCTGCTCACGGCGTTCCGCTTCGCGCATGCGGGCAGTCAGCTTGGAGATGCGCTTTTGCACCGCGTCGTTGACTGTCTCGAGTTCGCTACGAGTGTCGTTGTTTTGTTGTTGTTCAGTGGTGGTCTCGACAACAGGGGCAGCTTGCGCCCCCTTGTCTTCGGTCACCTCATTCTGGACAGAGACATCGGTGGCCTTCTCATCGGCACCTAAGTCAAATTCCAGCTGATCATCGTTCATTAAAGTTGCCATTGCTCACCTCACATATGCAGAATGTCTTCTGGGTCTTTTATCGTGGCCAAGATCTCGTCATCGTTCAAGATGCGAATCTCGCCGCCGTCAATGGCCATGCGCGCACCCGCGTAGCGGCCAAAGATGATCCAATCGCCCTCTTTGCACCATGGACCTGTAGGAAATTTTTCCTTGTCCTGATACGCGAGGTCACCCACAGCCAGAACATACGCGCACGTGGTCGTCAATTGTTGGCGTTCGAGGGTTTGATCAGAAAGTTCAATACCGCCTTTGGTCTTGCGAGCACCACGGTACGGCAACACAATCACGCGCCAGCCTGTGGCTTGCGGCAAATGTGATTTGATATCAGACACCTGCTGTTGATGCTCTTGACGAGCCTCTTCAGTGGCAATGGCATCGGCTTTGGCCTTCTCTACAGCAGCGAGCTCTGCAGCGGCTTGTTCCTCTGCCCACTTTTTCTCCAATGGGGTCAGTTCAGTCATCTTAGGTCCTCTTGTAAGTCGGGGTTATTGCGAAGAAGCCCATTCAGGCTTTCCTTCACAAAGCGGTAACCCTCAAGACGGCCCATAAGGTGCTTGTACTGCTCCATGTCCCGCACTTTTCCGGACACCACGATATCTTGCGTCTCACGTTCAAGATCGCGAATGGCCCTGTGCAGTTTTTCTACAAACTCAAGCATGGATAACTCCAATGAAGCAGACAGAAGGACCCCTGTCCGAGGGTTGTGTGCACATTATGCACAAAAAGTTACGCAATTTTTACTTTTTTGAACGCATCTTTTCTAAAAACGTACTTAATCTCAGATTTGGGGCTGGCCGGCTTGGTTCGCTTGGGCGATCCGGTCAGCATTTTGCTGCTGGAGGGCTTGCGCGTTTTGGATGGCTTGGTGCGTGAGTTGGTTGGCATGCTGTGCTCCTTGTTGGTCGATTTGGCGGTGTTGCACACCGTGCTGGGCGGCGAGCTTCTCGCGGTCCAGCTGCAGCTTGGCTGCGTCCTGTGCCTGATCGGCTTGCTCGCGCTGCTGATCCAGTTGCAGGTGCTGTTGCTCCAGCTGCGTCTTGTCTTGATTGCGCTTGGCGTTTTGCTCGAGCTCTTGCTTCTTGAGGCCCACCAATGGATCTTCTTGGCTGCCTTGCATCTGTGTCTGCAGTTGCTTGGCTTCTTGGAAGAACTCGGCTGTCTTGACCGCAATCATGGCCTCGCGTTGCAACGCAGAAATCATGTTGTTGTTGTCGGTGCCGTACTGGCGGAACAATTCGGCTTCGACTTCCTCTTCGGCCTTGAGCTTGATGTGCTCGAAGATGTGCTTTTGCAGGTTCACGGCCACGTTTGGCATGCTGGCCACCAATGGTGACAAGCCCATCATGATGTGGGCCATGATGTGGGCGTCATGCTGCTGGCCGGCGAAAGCCTTGAGCGCCACACCGTCCAGAACCTGTGCGTTCTCGCTTGCAGGGTCCTTTGGCTTGTCCACGTTGGAGCCATTCAGCAATTCGTCAATATCGCGCACGCCAATGGCCTCATACATGCGGCGGTAGGCCTCGTACATGTTGTGCATCTGCGGTGCGCTCTGAGCGAGCTGCAGCTGTGTCTGCGCCATGGTGATGCGCTGGGCCACAGAGAAGATGTTGGGGTCAGAGACGGGCAGAACATCCACGCGCTTGTCAAAGTCGCGCTTCTTGATGTAGCGGCTCTCGCCGGGCACGTCGTATGGGTACTCGTCTGGCAGGTATTCGCCAAAACCTTTGGCCAACAAGCTGAATTCCAGACGCTGGCTGTAGTGCATGCGCTTGTGGATGGACGACATGACCGCGCTGCCCTTTTCGAGCAAGGCGATGGTCGTGCCCACGGCAGCATTCTGGTTGCTGTCGCCGACTTGCATGTCGGTGATGCTGGCCAAGCGGCGACCGGAGTCCACGCAAGAGCCCAACAGGGCCATGAGCGTCTGGCTTGGCTCTTTGTATGGCAAAGGCAGGATGGAGGACTGCAGATCAGCGCCGCCAACGTCAATATCGCGCCATTCGCCGGGGCTCAGAGGCACGTCATCGTTCATGATACGTGCGCCCTTGGCCTTGAAGCCTGCTGGCAGGTTAGACAGGGTACCTGAGTCGATCAGTTGCTGCAAAGCAGCTGTAGATGTCTTGGTGAGGCCGCCGATGAGGTGCAAGAAGCCCAAACCGTACGCGCCGGGACCTTGAACGAGCAAATAGTGGATGTAGTACTGCTTGCGGGCGTAGTTTTCGTCGCCTTCTTTCCAGTTGCGACGCACGCCGACCACGTCACCCGTGGTTTCGTCCAATGTGACGATGTATGGCAGGGCAATACCTGTCTCTTCGCCGTCGCTGTCCTTGTGCTCAAAGCCTTGGAGGTCCAAATCAACTTGGAACTCGAGCAAAGACATCTCTTCTTCGGTCGAGTTGGGCTGCACGCCCACAGTTTTGTCGACTTCCTTCTTGATGATGCTTTGGCCGGCTTCACCCGAGGTGGTGGGCATCGCATTGTCAAGGTATTGGCCACGAACAACCGCTTTTTGGTAGTCGTTGGTGGTCATGAACACGCGGTGCGTGATGCGTGAGCATTCGCTCATCACTGACGAGCCGTTGTACGGGATATACAGGTTGTCTGGGAGCACCAATTGGCTCACCATGCGCTGTTTGTTCTCGTCGAAGTAGATTTTCTTGAATGCAGAGCCGCCGTAGCCGACGTAGAACAGCATTTGGTCGAAATCAGGCGTGTACTCTTCCATCACCGAGGTGATTTGGTAGTTCATGAAGTCGCGCACGCGGTCTGCCTGCGCCAACTTCTCGCGTGTTTCCTTGCCCAGCACTTGTGTACGCACTGGACCGCCCGCTGGCATCAATTCTTTGAGCGCAGTGGACTGGAATTGAACGATGGACTCGGTCAAAAGTGGGTGAGACACGCCGCACGCGCCCTTGAATGGCTTGGTGCGCTCTTCAAACGTGAAGCCAAGCAGCTTCAGGCCCTTGCTGTACTGCTCTTCCCACTCTTTGCGAGAGGATTGGTCGGCTTCGAACAGAGATTGCAGGTCGCCGGAGAGCGTTGCAAGCACTGACGGGTCAAGGACCTCGGCCAAGTTGCTATCGAACCCAACTTTTTCGTCCTCTTTCTCGCCAATGTTGACGGTTGCACCGCCTTCGTCATCGATTTCGATCTCGATGTCGGGCATTTCTGCCGCTTTGTCGAATGCGATCAGTGCTTCGCCTGCAGGCAAGTCATCGGAGTTGATGTTGCGTTCAATAGCCATGGGAATTCCTTACAGATATCTGCGATTATCGCTAGTTTTGCGTTCTACGCTACCACCCTTGGCATAGTTCTCTGATGGTATGCCGTTTTTCCAGCTGTCGTACTCGCGGCCCCAGTCTACAACAGTCCCCTGTGGGACGCCTTGACCGGTGCGATCCATCGAATAGCTGTTTTGCTTGATGGTTCCGATGTGGTCGCCACCCTTGTCGATCATCTTGAAGATGTCGTCCCACTGGTTTTTGGCTGGCTCCGAGTTGAATGGACCACGAATTTGCGTGATGTTCCACTTGTCGCCCTTGCCTCCGTCCGATTTGGCCATCTCCAGCGTCACGGTCGGCTGACCTTTGTCGTTGCGCAGCGAATATACCTTGACTAAGCCTTCTTCGAAAGCTTTTTTGCCGCCATAGGGCAAACCGGTGTAGGTCGTGCCGTAGGTTTCGCCATCGCGGTAGCCTCCAACAGAGTGGCCCATGAGCTTGCCTTCGAGATCCGTGGCGCGCGGTTCGGTGATCTGACGCCATTCGCCGGTGTCGCCCTTCAAGAACGGCTTGGTGTACAGCTCGGTCACCTCTTTGGGCAAGTTGCCTCCGCGCTCTGCCTTGGCAATGGCGGTGTCGTAGTCACGGAACACCTGCAACTTCTTGCTGCCCTCGACCATCGCATCAGCAAAGCTCATGTTCTTGAGCTTGTTGGGCGGCAGAGCTGCAATGTTCTCGGCCACCGTGCGGGGGTTCAAGAACTCCATGTAGGGCTGGGTGACGTCGTAGATTGGCTGCTGGCGCTGCATCGCACCTTGCACACCCGAGGGCAGAGTGCCTTGCTCCCCGGCTTCCATCAGACGACGAATGCTGCGGGTGGTGGATGGGTAGGCTTCCAGATCCGACAGGGTGTGGCTGGTCAGGGACTCGTTTTGGAAAGCGTTTGGCACGCCTTCAGCCGACATGAGCTGGCGCTGCTGCTCACGGGTCTGACGCATGTGCTCTTGGAACATGCGGCGCGCGTCGGCGTCGGAGGAGTTGACCAAGCCCAGCACGTGGCCTTCCAAGTTGGTGGCGTTGTCGTAGGCTTTTTCCAGATGCTGTTTGGCCATCTCATGGCCGGGCACGTTCGCATCCTTGGCGGCGTGCAAGAGGTAAGGCGGGAACCGCTCCACGTCACGGCCCATGATAGGCATGTCGCCGGTGCGGATGGCGTTGCGCAGAGCGTCGTCACCTGTGCCGTATTCCGTGGTGAAGTACTTGCGTGCCTTCTTGTCAATGAACTCCTTGACGATGTCCTTGCTCGACTCTGGCACCTCTTGCTGCGCGCGCGTGGCGTAGCTGTCCAGCATCTCATCCATCTTGGACAAGGGTGGGGCGTCCAGCGAACCAGAGGTTGCGAATGTGCCGCCGCGGGGCTTAACAGCGTAAGCCATGGGAGGACTGACGCTCTTCAAGATGCCTTCGCCTTCAATGCCGCGCAGCACTTGGCGCGCGACTTCCTTGCCGGCAGCAGCGATTCCCTTTTCCGCTACCTTGCCTGCTTTGGCGGCCACAGGTCCGGGGTTCACGGCCGACGCGCCGAGCTCGCCCATGGTGCGGAACCCCTGCAAAGCAGCGTTGGCCTCTTGGCCGGGGCGCACGCCCATCTGTGTCATCTTCTCCTTGATCCACTCGCTGCCCATCATCGGCTTTTCTTCTTTGTAGCCAAACGGGCGCATGGCCATGGTGGCCAGATCTACCGGAGCACCAACGAGGTTGTACGGGGTCTCCGACACGCCGCGTGCAATGGCGGGGTACGCTTCGCCAGAGTTCAGAGCTTGGCTGACAGGGCCTGCTTGGCGGCCACGGCCAGAGCTTGGTGTCAGAAAAGCTGGTTGGCTCGCTGCTGCGATCTCTTCATCGGTCAAAGGTGTTTCACGTGAAACCTCTCCCGATTGCGAGCTGCCCTCGGCACGGTGGACGGGGCCGCCATGGGCAAAAAGCTTGTTCATGCTCAGGCCGTAAGCCGCTGGATCAAAGGCTGCGTTGACCGCAGTTTGGCGCAAGCTCGCATCCTTCTTTGCTGCCTCGGCCTTGGCGTTGTACTGCTCCTGAGTCACGGCCGGCGCTGTGGGGGCCTTGGCCGTCGGGGCAACAGGGATTGCTCCGGGAGCCGCGATGTCCGCCGTGCGGACCATATAGAACCCGGCCGCATCTGGGGCAGCCGTGTAGATTGCCTTGCTGAAATCTTGGGTGGGCGTGTAGGCCGCCAGCTCGCCCTTGTCGTTGGCGGTGTAGTAGGCATAGCCGTTGGGGACCTTCACGCCGACGTTGGCAGGGGTGCTCATCTTCTGCTCGGCAATGACCATCTGGCCGTTGTTTTTCACAAACGAATTGTTGTAGTCCGTGGCAGCCTTGTTGTACGCCTCCGCCTGCGCCTTGTACGCATTCTGGATGTCGTTGAACTTGGTCACCTGCTCGTTGTACAGGTCATAGTCCGATTTGATCTTGTCCAGCTCCTCGCGGGCTGATCCTTTGACCGTGACCGTGGGGGTATAGGGAATGCCACCTTCAGCCAAGTGCACAGGAGCGGGGCCCCCGAACTGAGCAAGAGTTTCAGTGTGACGAGTCAATGCCTCGTCGAGTAGCTGGTTGAGTTGTTCGTTGGCCATGGTCCGCGGTCCGGTAGGGGAGTTGCAGACATTTTATGGCCCAAATCAGTAATACTCAACAGGGGCGTTGCTGATCTCCGGCTCATCCCAATCATCATCCTGCAACGAGATAAACCCGCCTTGGCGGAATCGGTTCCAAGCCATGACCGCGGTATCCACTTGGTCGTCGTTGGCTCCGTTGGGAAAAGCAGCACATTCCTCAACCATCTCATCGGCCCACTCCTGATCCTCAGGGTACCAAACCATCCCCGACTCCAGAATAGGTGCAACAGAGTTGGCGCGCGAGATCTTGTCCTGACCGGTGCGCCTGCCGCCGGGGGAGAACATGGTGACAGGGATGCCAAGCTTTCGGAGTTCCTGCTGGAGCGGAGTTCCGGTGGCCTTGGCCTCGATCAAGACGTTGTCGGGCTTCCAATACTGGTACTCGTCCCGTGCGACGCGTTTGAGCTCTGGGAAATCCCAGCGGCCCTTGCGGACGTTCAACAAAATGAGGTTTGGACCCGAGTCGGCATCGGGGTGAAACACGCCCCAAGTCGAAATCACAGAAAAGTCGGCCGTTTCCTTCTTGCTGTAGGCGGTGTCCATGCATTGCAGGATGTACTCACAGGATGGAGGCTCCGAATACTGCCACTTGCGCCACCACTCGCGCTTCAGGATCGCGCCTTCTGCGTTGGTGGGCTGTTGTTGCCACTGGGCGTTCCATTTTGGCAGGCCAATGGAGAACTTGACCTTCTCCAATTCGTCGATTTTCCAGTAGCCCGGCCAAAGGGGCTTGCCAGACGGCAAAATCGCAGGAAATTCCAAGACCTCCCATTGGTCCGCCTTGAGGTTTTTCTGCATCTTGATCAAACGGCCGGCAGGATCGTCTGTTTTCCACCGTGTGTTGATCAAGATAATCGTGCCGCCGGGCTGCAAACGCTGACGAGGGCCGGATTCGTACCAGTCCCAAGTGCTTTCCATCGCGGTTTCAGAGTTGGCATCCTGTTCGTCCAAGATGTCGTCCAAAATGATGATGTCGCCGCCTCGGCCGGTCATCGCGCCGCCCTTACCAATGAAGAAGGCTTCCCCGCCTTGGGCCGTGTTCCACCGTCCGGCGGCCTTGGAGTCGGCAGACAGGAGCATGTTTGGGAAGAGCTCTTTGTACTTTTCGTCGTCGACCAGATTTCGGATCATCCGGCCAAAGCGTTGGGCCAGTTCAGCGGTGTGCGAACCGACGATGAGCTTGGATTGGGGCAGACGGCCCATCAGGTACGCGGGGAACAGATAACTGCCCAGTTGTGACTTGCCGTGGCGCGGGGGCATGGCGATGATCAGGCGCTTGCATTCGCCCGAAATCACACGGTCAAACTTGTCCGCGATGATTCGATGGTGCTCACCGACCAACATTTCAGGCCAAACGTATTGGCAAAAGTCGATAAATTTGCTCGTTGCGCGTTCGTGCGTTTCAAGGAGCTGGAGCCGTAGCTCGAGGCGTAATCGTTCGTGTTCAATGTCAGCAGGTTCGTATGCCATGGCAGACCCTCAGGTTCTGGAATTTTTATATATTACCCCACCCTATGCCTTTTTAAAACAAGGGGGTGGGTTTGCCCTTTTTCTGATAAGTATTTATGGACAAATCCTATGTCTAAAACATGGGCGGAGGCTGACGCTCGCGGACGGGGGCCGTTTATGGCCCTCCCCCCTTCGGGCGTCGGGGTCCAATGGCCGCGGGGCTGCAGGCGGGGCCCGTGGTGCGTGGCTGGGCATGGGTGGCCGGTGCCCCGTGGGCCTGCGGGGCGTGGGCGTCGGTGCTGGGTGCGTGGTGCATGGGTCCAGCTGGGCGGCCGGTGCCCCGTGGCTGGGGGGCCGTGGTGCATGCGTGGCGGACCGTGGGCCGGCGGGCTGGGTGCTGGGTCCAATGGCCGCGGCCGGTGCCCCGTGGGTCCAGCTGCAGGCGTCGCGGACCGTGGCCGGCGGTGCTGGGCCCATGGTCGACGGGTCCAGCTGGGCGGATCGCGGCCCGCGCGCCACGTTTCAGGCACTGATTGAGCGGGGGCCGTGGGCCTAGTTTACGGGCTGCAGTTTACCGGCTGCAGCTGGGCCAGTTGGTGGCGGTTTCCATTGGTAAATGAGAATGATTCGCATGCGCAGGCGGGCAGGTTAAGTGCCGACGCAAAAAAGCCCGCGCGGGGCGGGCTGGGTTGCGAAGTGGTGCAGGGTTTATGCGGCTTGCTTTTCGGCGTCGGCTGCAGCCTGCAAAGCCTGCAGGCGTCCCACAATGGCCGCGGCTATCGCGTCGGACTTTTCAGGGTTTGTCTCTTCTGGGCCATTGTGAAAGTGGCGGCCGACAATCTGCCAGTCGTCGCCGATTAAATAAACCCCGTTATCGTAATTGTCGCAGTCCAGCTGCGCGCAGGTGCCGACGCCGACCGACAAACCGTCGGGGAAAAATGCGGTAATGACGGCCACTAATCGGGCGAATGAATAACTGGGATCAGCTGCGGGGCTGCGATAGCCCAGCAGCTGGGCGGCTTTTAAAAATCCCTCAACACTGGCGCGGCCACCATTCCAGTGCAGGTACACGCCTGCGGCTGCGGGGTTGAAAGTTTGGCCAATTGTGATAACTGCGCGATTTCCCATTTCTCTATCCTTTCTAAACGTCGCGAAGTTGCGACGGGTGAATATTATCATGCCGACAATGCCGGCCCAGTTGATTTTTTCAATGGCTGCGGCTGGGTCGATAGCCACGCCGGCGGGGTGGCCGTGGTAATGCGTCGCGCGCAGTATGGGCAAACCCCCGCCCATTGGGCGGGCAATTCCTGCGCCATTCCTACCGCGCGGATATTGTGGACGGGACAAAACCCGTCCGTGGTGTAGTGGCTGCCCGTCATACGCTGCGGACAATCAAATGATCAGCTGCCCATTGTGCAGGGATCCCGCGCGCCTGCAGCTGGGCGGTAATGGCCGCATTGAATCGGGCGGCTTCTTTCTCTGCCTGCAAGGCATGGAAACCGTCGACCGCTGCGACGTGATACTCTGCGGCCGCGATACCTTCGGCCAATGCGTCGGCCGTCCCATAAAACCCGTGGCATGCGTCGACGGTTTCCCCGTCGGCGTCCTGCACGCGGTACAAATAAACGTCACCGGCCACAAATTGATCCAGCGCGGCCACTTCGGACCGCAGGCATGCCAATGCCGACGCGCGGACCTTCGCGGTGCATACTTTCCCGCCCCATTCAGCGACCGCGCGCTCTTTCGTGGTGTAGATAATGCCGACCTGCCCGCTATCCCATGGGCAGCCAAAGGGCGAAGTGCTTAGGCGGATACCGGAATGGTCCAGCATGTAAACGGGCAGCCAGATATTTTGCGGATCTTTGCACAAT